TACTCCAAGCTCTCGACTGCTGTGGCGGGATCGGCAACGAACATAACCTCCGGAGATGCACTTGCAACCTTCCAGCAGGAATTGCTCCTCTTCTCTGGATCAAAACTTTTCAGTTATGCAAACGGAATCTCAGAGTGGACAGATCGTGGAGATACGATTTCCGTGACAATTGATTCTGATTCCATTGTCCGCAATGATTACGAGCAATCGAATCCTGATGTCGCGTATGGAAATGGACTCATTGTGATTGCATATGAGGATACCCAAGGTGGCATCCGGGCGACGGTTTTGGATTCAGTCTCAGGTGCAGTCATCTCCAGCAATTCCAGCATCAGTGCAACTGGAGTCATCCCTAGATGCCTGGAACTTGATGGACAAATTGCAGTTGTGTATCAAGAAACCTCTGGAACCGATTCTATTGCAATCCGGATGATTGAACCTGATAACCCAACTGCATGGAAAACTGCCGTTACTCTTGCAACGGATGCACATTTGACGGTTCCTCACATTGATGTCACAAAATACAACTTGGCAGGGATCTGCACCTATGCAAACTCTTCGGATGAGATAAAGGTTTTGTACATCACCAGCGATGGAGTCACAGGAGGTCCAGCGAATGGGTATCCATCTCCACTCACGATTGCAGTACAGGCAGAGGATGCACTTGGGATTTTCTATGATACCACCGGAGGCGACATCTACATCGCGTATGCAAAAAGCACCTCCGGGACTGGACTCAAAATGAAGCGCTATGACACCAGTTTCACGTTGCAGGATACGGGCAGTGAAACATGCCACTCTTGCACTGGATACTGATTCAAATGTTATCATCATTTATGAACTGACTGCAACGGCATCTTATGACCACTTAATCAAATCCGCACTCTACACGGTTTCAACCAGCACAATGGCATCTGCATCGGTTTTGAAGAGATCAGTTGGACTTGCATCAAAGGCATGGCTCTACAACTCCAAGGTGTACTTTGTCTCATGTTTTGATTCAACTCTTCAGAGTACCTATTTCCTCCTGGATTCCACCGGGTTGATTGTTGCAAAACTACAGTCTGGAGTTGCAGGAGGACTCCAATCGAAAAGTCCACTTTCACATCAGATTGCAGTTGATGCAGGAATCTTTCAGATCCCGGTGCAGGTTAAAACAAGACTTGTTTCGCGGGATAATGATCTCTACTCCTTGAAAGGGATCTCCAAGTCACTTGTCGATTTCACAACAACTGCGAACTTTGACACGGAGGAACTTGGTCAGAGTCTTTTAAGCGGTGGAGGATTCATCTCGAACTATGACGGGTATACGGTCTCAGAACATGGATTCCATCTCTATGCAGAAAACGTTAGTGTTGCACTTGCATCAGGAGGATCTCTCACCAGTGGCGGCACATACCAGTATAAGGCGGTTTACCAGCACACGGATGCACAGGGACAGATCTCCAGGTCTGCACCAAGTGTTGCCGTCACTGCATCTCCAACTGGATCAACCCTGACTGCGACGTTGACGATTCCGACCTTGAGATTAACAACGCATACGAATGTCTTGTGCGAGCTTTACCGGACCAGCAATGGAGGCACCCTCTTTTTCAGGGTTGGGAATGTTGCAAATTCAACGAGTGCGGATACTGTCTCTTTCTCGGATGATGGAACAATCACTGATCTTCTTCTTGTTGCAAAAGAAAGTTTGTACACGAATGGAGACATCCTGGAGCATGTTTCGCCTCCTGCAACCTCTGTGATTGGAAGTTTCAACAACAGAATGTTCTGCGTCAGTAGTGAGAATCCAAAAACCATCTTCTACTCCCAGAAGCGCACTTCAGGAAATCCAATTGATTTCAGTGATTTTCTCAAAATAACAATGAACCAAGCGCAGGAAGTGACTGCAATCCATGCACTTGATGAAAAGCTCATTATCTTTGAGCAGGATCGTATCTTCTACATCACAGGAGATGGACCAAACAGTGCAGGAGAACAGAATAGTTTCTCAGAACCGCAACTGGTTACTTCTGACGTGGGATGCAGCAACACCAGGTCGATTGTTTTGATGCCGAATGGACTCATGTTTATGTCCAACAAGGGCATCTACATGCTTGATCGTGGACTCTCAACGCACTACATTGGCGCACCAGTTGAGGCATACAACGCACTCACCGTTACAAGTGCAGTTTTACTCCAAGATCAGAACCAGGTGAGGTTCACTTCAAGTGATGGCGTTGCACTCATTTATGATTACTTCTCAGATAAGTGGAGTACGTTCACAAATCACTCTGGAAATGGTGCAGTGACTTGGCTCGCAACAGGAAAATACTGCTATTTGAGGACATCAGGAGGTGAGGTTTTCCAGCAGTCTGATGCATACACAGACAATGGTGCTGCGATTCAGATGCGTCTCAAAACTGCATGGATCAAACCAGAGTCAATTCAGGGATACCAGCGATGCAGACGTGCGCTAGTCTTGGGAGATTACAAATCAAACCACACCTTGGAGGCACGAGTTTCCTACGATTTCCGGGAGTATTCAAATGAACTCCATTCCTTTGATTTCCGCACTGCGTCAGGACAAACCGAGTTTGGAGATGATGCACTCTATGGAGATACATCGTATGGTGGATCTAGTGATGGAGTTTATCAATTCAGGATGACCCTTGCACACCAGAAATGTGATGCCGTTCGCTTTGAGTTCGCTGATACTGTCTCCACTGATCCTGGACAGGCGTACTCGATCAGTAACCTCATGCTAGAAATTGGCCTGAAAACCACTCCAATGAAACTTCCTGCGATTAAATCAACATGATGAACGCAACTACATTTCCGCAGATGCTGCCATCGGCATCCGGCAACCGTCCTCCACTCTCTGATGAGGAACTTCAGAGACTTGCGGCGCTGCTCCAGCAGCGTGGAGAAGGACTTGCGGCAATCAATCCAAGTGAAGCCTCTCTTCTGAAAGCACTTGGAGGCTCAGGAGAACCGATTGCAGGAACTCAGGGTCTTGGTGTAGGACGTGGACCGATCAAGAGTTATTGGTTCCATGATGATGATGATGATGATGATGATGATGATGATGATGATGAGTCCGGTGATTATGACGAGGACTTTTTATCTGATGAGGAAATCATAGATCTTGGTGAGACATTGATACCGTCGGAAGAAGAAGAAGAAGAAGAAGAAGAAGACGACGACGACGACGGCGGGCCTTCTTCTTCTTCTCAAAAGTATTATGATGTGCTAGGAAATGAATACTCGACTAAGGCAGCAGCAAATGCAGCAAATGCACGGATTACTGCACAACGGAATTTACTGAAAACGAAGTTTGCAGACATCTTGGCAGATGCGGATCTTGATCTTCTCAGGGCGCAGAATCCCGATATGTTTGCAGATATTCCAGACCTTCCTGGGTCTGAGATTGAGACTGCATTTGCTGCTGCAAAGAAAATCGCATCTGCCTTGGGCGCTACACAGAAGGCATCCCTGAAAGAACGGATTGTCAACTTATTCAACATCGGGACTTTCTCTGCACAAGGACAACGCAGGATTGATGCAACCGGAGGAGTTGTTGATGTTGTTCCAACGACGTTCGCGCAGGCAGATCCAGTTCTGCTTGCAGAGTTGGGAGTTGATTATGGACGGCTTTCTCAAGCACAGCGCAGGTCGCTTTTTGATGAGTCACAGAATTTGTTTGCACGCCAGGAGCGCTTCACATTGTCAGAGGAGGACATCGCAAAATTTCGGACCACTGCACCAACACTCGCGCCAGTTGCAGATGTGGAAGCACCTCAAATCACAGGAGAAATTGAGGGAGTCACTGTTGGAGAGGTTGATCCTCTTGAGAGGACAGAGATCACTTGGACTCCTGAGATTGAGCAGGATTTCCTCAACAAAACCCGCGCCGGTGAAGAGGAGTTTATTCAGATTCTCAAGGATCGAGTTGCTGGAAAAGCACCATCTCCCGCAGAGAAAATGCACAACCAACAGACAGAGCAGAATCTCCGCATGTTGCTTGGAGCATCCTCTGGCGCACAGGCAGATCGAGGACGACACCGGCAGATAATGAACCTCTGGAGAGACATCCAGCAAATTGCAACAGGACAAGCAGCAGGATTAAGATCAGAGGAGCAGATTGATGCAGAAGGCAGGTTGCTGCAACTCTACCAACAACAAGGAACACGAGAGGCATCACTTGCACTTGCAAAACTTGGTGCAGAGAAGGAAAAAGCCTTTGTCCAAGGTAATCTTGATCAAGCAAGAAATTTTGCAACAATGGAAGCAAACATAACACGAGTTGCTGCACAGGCATCAGCAGATGTTGTACAACTAGAGGCAAAGAAACAGATTCTCATTCAAAACGGGCAGATGTCCCTTGCAACCAAGTTGGCGAATCTTCAGAAATCAATCATCATCTCTCAGACAAATGTTGAGGTTGCACTCAAATCTCGTGCGCTCGATGAGGCGCTTGCACTTGCAGCGTTCCAGGGAGAAATGGCACTCGAAGGAGTTGAAGTGACCATTGAACTTGCAGTGATGGATGCACGGTTGCGGACAGAACTTGCAAAACTTGGCATTGATTCTCAAGAGAAACTTGCCGCACTTTCAAGAGCGCAGCAGTTGCTGCTTGCGGAGATGAATGTTGCGATGCAGAACGCAGCAAATGATCAGAGTCAACAAAATGCAATCATTGGTGCGCTTGGAACAGTTCTCGCCGTACTATGGTCAGACAGACGTGCAAAGAAGAAGATAAAACCTGCAAAGACAAAGGTTCAGGATTTTCTTGATTCTTTGAAGGCATATTCCTATGAGTACAAGCAACCAGATTCTCCAGGTGCAAGGCATGGAGAGATGCTGGGAGTGATGGCGCAGGATCTGGAGAAAACAACCCTCGGCAAGCAGTTTGTCCGGGATACTCCACATGGGAAGCTCGTGGACATGGGACAAGGACTTGCCGCAATCCTCGCATCACAGTCCTATCTTAATGACCGCATGAAACGATTGGAGGCACGATGACATACGGGCAAACTACTGATCCAGACTTGTACATCAGAGAACCTAATAAGCTCACCAAGCTATTCAGACATTTCCTGAATGCTGGAGGTACGAAAGCTGATGCCATCAACATGCTTCAGAATAGAGGATTCAACCTGCCTCAGAATCTTGTGGAGACTCCGGCAATTCCCATAGTCGAGGAAGCAGTTGTTTCTGAACCTGCACTTCCGCCTGCTGGACCAGCAGTGGGTCCAACCACGGACCGACACCCACTTGCAGAATCGTCAG